TTAAAAACTCAGCATCGCGTCTCAATATTCCATCGACCATCGGGCGCAAATCGTTAACCATCTCGTTAACCGTCGAGCCGTTTATGTAGCCTTTCTTAACCGTGTTTTGCACAGCATCAATAAACGAACCTTTGTTTTTATCGACATACTCAGCCCATGTGCCAACCCGCGAACGCTGGCCAGACTCAAGCGCCATTAACGCTTTATTCATCCAGTCTCTTACTTGTTGTTGTGGCGGTGTGCGTAATCTTGCATCAGCATAGCCGCCAATCAACGAAGCGTAGTAATTTGACTCATAGACCGCCAAGTCTGTCAGCTCTTTTGTGGATGCTTGCCAAGCTTCATTGGTTGAATCTTGAATGGCCTTTGCAATAGCGCGATTGACTAACCCTAGTTTCGACACGCTGCCAATGTTTTCAGCGTCAAGCAGGATTAGTCGCACAGCTTTGTACGCCTCAGTATAAGACGGGTATATTTGCGTGTTTAGCAATTGGGTTGCTATTCGGGCAATGTATATCGAGTGTTGGCCAAGATCGTTGATTATGGGCATTCGAATGTCATACTATCCAAATTAAACACATGAACCTTGCCGCCTGTGTAGCAATCCCTTGTTTTTGCGTACTCTATAGCATCTTTCGCAGACTTGCCGAAGTCCATTGCAGCTAATGCAAAATTACCTCCAGAACCAAGACATCTGCTTGACGATAATTCCTGAGTCCACGATTCGCCAGATTCCGTTACCCCACGCATAAATACCTCCCCATCACGGACAAGAAAAGCATTCGCGTCTGGTATTTGCTTCAAGTCGTATGTGCTATCACCATCTTTAAATGAATTTATTAGCAACTGCTTATCGCATACAGCGCCACACATGAACCATAACTCACTTTCGATGTAAAACCACTTCTGGTCTTGGTCTGAAACTATTACCCCGCCGTTAGTTGCTCTACTATCAACCGCTATCTGTCTATTCTTGTGGTCATATACAATTGTTGTCATCCGCTCAAATCCTTAACTATATTCGCCAACAATCTTATCATCTCTTGCGCATCCCCGCGATAACATTCACCATTTGCGAGGCGTCGAATGTCTGCAATGCAAATCACATGGACTTTATCGCCAAGGTTGACGACGATGTGCGGCTGTAGTTCTGATATATCTGTCATTATTTGATTATACAGCACTGGTCGGAGCAGTGAAACGACAAAAGTGTGGTTTAATACAATCACTGAAACAAAACAACCAAGTGAGAGAGATTATGAAAACGCCAATGATTGATAAGTATTTAGTGTTGATTAATAAAATGGATGATTCAACTGTTGAGTTATTAGAAACGCTTTATGAAAAATACTCAAAGCATGACTCAGATTTAAGCGAAGAAGACATTTGCGAGTGGGTGTTAAATGATGCAGGATTTCTGGTTTAATAAGTTGAATGCATATAAATAAATCCAAAAAACTAAGTAAGGGGAAGATGATGGAAATTGAATGCCCAGAATGCGGGTACAATAATGAAAACTTGGAAGACTACATGCCTGATCGGGCATGTGATTCAAATGAGTTTGAATGCGCAAATTGCGAGCACACTTTTCTTATTGGATGGTATGCAGAAGCTGAACTTAGATAAACTGCCCCCTTTCAGGGGTATAAAAACTCAACAACCAAGTGAGAGAGATTATGAAAGTTCAAGATTCGTATATTATGGGCGCAGTATCAGAAGTTGAAGCGCTAAAGGCCGTTATATCTGAAATGTATGCGCCTAAATTTGTTGAATTGACAATTAAGTCAATTACGCATAAGCCTGGTTTCAAAGTTAAATACAACTTGGATGGATATGCGGTTTATGTTTATCCTATAGGTGATGGGTTTTATCGTGTTGACTTTTGCGTTGGGGCTTAAATGCAACTAACCCTCCCCCACTGGACGCGCAACCTACCAAATGATGCGCGTCTTACATCAAAGGATTTAGCTAGGATAATGAACTGCACAACAAAATCCATTAGCCGATTAGTTATCGAAGGTAAATTCCCCGCAGCAGATGGTGCGCACCACAGGAGTAATTCAGGTGCGCGTAAAGACAAACATTTGTGGTCAATGGAGTTATTGAGGAGGTTTGAAGCTAGCCGCATCTCGGACCACGTGCCATAGGTTGTTTATCAACAGGCCATTCATACGCGACACAGTAACCTATTGCAGTTGTAATGTGTTGCGTGTCGTTTTTCTGGTCTTCTTGAAATGATGAGCCTTGCTGTAATTGAACTGTTGCCAAGCCCTTATGGCACCAAGGCGCTGTTTTAGGATTAACATATAAAGACACATCACCGGACGCGGTTTTGATCTTAGCCCTAACAGCATTTTGCCTATCCTTGATAGCTGGGTGTGACTTGGCAACTCTGCGCTGAAACTTCCAACCGTGAGCGCGTAACACGTCTTCAATATCATTGTAATCTGAGTTATGCCCGTGTTTCTCGCCTGCGCGTCCTGCTGGGTCGCCGTACACGTAGACGGTTTTATTTTTGTGGTTCTTGTATTTCTCGACAAATTCAAGCGCTGATTGTTTTGATACTGCGCTAATCAATACTATCTCATCGAGTAGGTAAAGCGAATTGCCACGTCTAACGCCTATTGCACTAGACAACGGCGTAAAGTTTTGATCGTGCATCCACCACAATAATTCATGGTCTTGTATGGATTCATCTGTGTAATTGTCCGGTGAATAATCCTCATAAATACGACCGCTTGCGGTTTCAAACGAGGCCTGAAACTCTTGCTTGTATTGCTTAGTTGACATTACCTTTTTTGCTTCGGCCGCCATCTCCGGGAATATTTCTTCGGTCATCCAGTGGAACACTTCGTACTCATCACTAACGCCCGTCTTGGCCTTCTCGCACAAATCATAGTAATGGTTTAAACCATCTGGAACACCTAATAACCAGCACCACGCACGATAGTCTGGTCTAGTCGGATTGACAGTGTTAAGCGCTGGATAAATGTTGGCTTCCCATGCGTCGGGCTTAATGTCTGCAAACTCATCAATACCACCGCCTACCCACGGAATACCCTCAATACGTTGCGGCTTATCAAGGCCAATAACGTGAATTTCAGAACCGTTATTCATGTAGATAATCAGGTCTGAAACGTTTGGTTTTCTCTTGTGTGTAGCTGATAGCGTGAACGCTAATAGGTCATCCCAGAATATCTTTTTAGCTTGGGCGTGAGTTGGTGCGGCTGCGAAGTATTGACCGACTATTTTATTTGCTTGCTTAACCAAAAACCGCTTAAAGCGCTCTGTTTTACCTGAGCGCCTACCTGCTGGCACAAGCGGAAACCTAACACCACGTATTACCGCAGTGATTAGGTTTAATTGAACTGGATGGTCTTTTAGCTCGTACCACCTAGCAATCTGTCTGTCTAGTAGGAAGTTACCTGTTGACATTAATTAGGCAGTTTATCAATAAGGCTTGCAACGGCTTCGACGAGTTTGTCGTTACTGTTGCCATCTGCATCATCTTTGCTATACGCACTAACATCAACATGCTTTCCAAGCAATTCAAGATTGCGCAACTTGTCAGGCCACTTTATTTTTTTAAGTACGCCTATACTTCCATCCTCTCCAGATGTGATTTCAGCAACATCAATCCCATTTAAAGTTTGCCTCCAACATTTTGGCCACTCCGAAAGCGGCTTTATGGTGAAGTCATCGTTCATAATATCTGCAACATCCATGCAATCTATTTCATGATGGCGTTTTAAGACATATTCAGCATCGACTTTGACAACATTTGACCTTTGCTTCTTTAATTGGCTTAATCTTGTTTCAATGTTGATATTTGATAACAGTCTTGAAGCCTGCTCTCTTGCTGTTTTTTCGCTATATCCAGCCCTGATTGCTGCTTGGGTCGCGTTAAGGTCGATTATGTATTCTCGACAAAACATTTCCTGCTTGTCGGTCAAAGTAGCCACGGGCTACACTCCTCATATTTCGCGCACTGCGCAGATATTGAGAGTATACAATCTACTTAGGCAACTCACAACCAACTTTAGCGGCCTGCTTTTCGATTGCTTCTTTATGCGCCTCGGCTTCTGCCTGCGCCTCATTTTCTTTCGTCACAGAGTAGCGATTGATTGAGCTAATATTTACCGGGTTATTCAGCACGCTATCAATCCAAGCGCGTGACCATCCAGTATAATCTTCTTTCAACTCCTCGCACGTATAATCACGATAAGTTGAAGCTGGCACAAAAGTAGCGCTAACCGCCATGTTTGACAATAATGCTAATACTAATAATTTTTTCATTTTACTCATCCCCATAATAATCAATACAAAGTTGTTTTAGTTCGTTGGTGGCGTATT